ATGAGTAGTGACAAACAAAGAATCCCTCCTGAGAGCATAGTGCCAGAGATAGTAAAATCACGCTTTAAAAATGCATCAAGAAATCAGACAACTACACAAAAGAAAAAGATAATGTGTGTCGTAATAAATGAACCTGATAACATTCAAGATAGTGGTAATAATGCAATGCCAAGAGTAATTGCAAAACCTGTTAAAGTTAAATATGGTCAGTTATTCTTCCGTGCTAATGATAAGAAATATTGGATTATATATGACTTGTTAAAGGATTTTGGCAAGCATTTTCTATACATGACTACAGAAAACAATAGTGTAGGTGGAATAAAGTTTGACACTCACAATGAATATGCAAGTCCCTCTCAGGTAGACATGATGTTGGATGAACATACAGTTGAAACATTTAAACGTAATAAAATCAAATTGTTGCAAAAACTCATACTTATCGTAGGCATTGCAATGTTGATATCAATGGTTGCATTAATGATAACCGTGCAATACATAATAGGGCAGAGTAATGCTATGAGCAGATTACAAATACAGAACAACAACCTAGCAATTGAAAACAATAACATGAAAATACAATTAGGAATACTACCACCTCCAGTGGTGACTAAATAAAATGTTAAAAGATAATATGTATTATTGTGATTATAAATATTGTCCAATTCCAAATAAATTAATAATGCCAAATACAGGATATTCATTCCATGATAATGTTATAGCAATATATTTAAAAATAGAACATATACATAGAGAGTGTTATGATAAATTAATTACTGACAATAAGGCTATAATTAGGGGTATTAAATAAATGACTCATTCTGTTTATGATAAATTCGGATTAGAATATAAGGAAGGAAGAATCAAGAAGCACAAGACTACAAAAAAACAAGAAGGATTTTTGCATAGAAGCAAAATAAAGCATCACCATATAATGTGCAAAAAATGCGGAAAAAAATATTGTAAGTGTAAGGATGTGGTAGTCAAATGAAAGAAAAAGACATAGATGATGGTAAAGATAAGAAAACGCTAGAATTACGTAATTCAGACGCTAATTTACAATTAATATTTGATGAAGATTTTAAAAAGTCAATGTCACAGACTGATGATAAGTATACAGAGAATGAAGATCCTACAAAACATACTTTGCTTAATGATGCATTAGTGCGCTCTGTAGATGATAATAGAGTAAAACATTTTACAGAATATAAAGACTATGATGATGTATTGCAAATGAATGAAATACTAGACCATGCTAATTTATTACCTTTAGTTTTCGGACACAAGAACGGGTTAACTCCAGAGCAGCATAAAGTAAGAATTGCACATATACAACAAATATCAAATATATTCTTTGACCATTCTCAGCATCACATGAATAACATGATGTCATTTAAAGAGCATACTAAATTAGGACTCGTTCACGCATTACGCAATGATACTAGTGTGACAACAACAGACAAAGAAATTAAAAAGATGTTTGGTGGTAGGTAAAAATGAGTATTATATCTATAATGTTAAAATGCAAATACTGTTTTAGGGAGTTCAACCACATACTAGGAACTAGATGTCTATCATGTAGGCTTACAATAACTAATGAATGTTACAAATGCCATAACAAGAGATGTTATTGTAGAAAAACTAGAATATACAAGAACATGCTATCATATAGTGCATATGGATATTTTGTATTCACTTACATGTTACTTCTAGGGTATTTAATAGGAGATGTAATTAGAGCGTGAAATCTAAATTCTATTGGGGTGAAACAGGTTCGGGCAAGACTTTAGGTATGATTAAAGATGGTATTAAAGATTTTATATTAGGCAGAATATTATATTCTAACATGCAAGAAATAAAGAACATACCGTATTATTATGTTGATTTAGAAGATTTATTAGATATGGTAATTAATGATAAACTAGATGTAATGAATAGTGCATCTAAAACATTATTGTTAGATGAAATACATACAATGTTTGACGGTCGTAGAAGTGGCTCTAGAGAAAACATAGACTTTTCACAATTCATAGCACAATGTAGAAAAAGAAGATTTAATGTATACTATACAAGTCAGTATATAAGTGGAGCAGACCTCCGCATTAGAGTATTGACTAATGAATTGATATATTGCATACCACATTTAAATCCTAAAGATTTAGGACTAGGAGATTATTCTACTCCAGAGCCTACTATATTTGAATACAGAATATCATACTTGCGCAAAAGACACAAGATAACAGGACTGCCAAGAATAAAGATAAAGAAAATACCAAGGCAATTCATGCGCCCATTCTACAAATTCTATAACACGTTCGAGATAATAAGACCTAGCAGCGTGTATGCTTAGTTGTCACTTTTGTTTGCATTAAATATATATACATAAGAGCAAAACCAAACAACATAGGTGGCATAACTAAAAGTGTGAGTTCAGGATTAATATCATACATCAAATATAATCCTATTATTACAAACATTATGGCAAGTATCTCTCCCATCCACAGTGGCAACCCACCATGACCAAAAGGAATAAACATTACTTATCGTTCCTCTTTGTCATTCTTATAATCTCATACATTGACCATAATATATACAATATAGTTAACAATAGTAAGTATGTAGGAACCATTACATACTTTGGTGCTACGCTTAGCAATCCTACTATACCAATCAACGAGAATATTCCTTCTCGGATAAGTAGCCTTCTGCCTTCTTTAGTCTTTAATTTTATCTTGATGTAGTTGATTATAGGATTCAATATGATGCTATCACTATTGTGTATTTTCCTTCAGTCAATACTAACTCTGGTTGAAAATATATTAATATACTTATTACAGTAAAAGACCATAACCATAATATTAATATTGGATGCATTACTTACCTCTTCCTAGTGCAGCATCTAGTTCTTTGTTAGACTTGAACTTATGTGGTTTAAACATGGCCCTATATTGTGCTACAAAATCTATTGAGGATAGGTATATCTTTTTTAGTATATCATCATTTGGCATTATGTTAGCATCTATTCCTGTAGCATTTATAGATTTGATTAATCTATTAAATGCTCTCATTCTTTTCATATATCTTATTCTAGCCAAGTTCTCATTTGTTTGTTCCTGTAATTGTTCTATCGTTGGTTCACTCATTGTTTATCATTACCATCATTATTATTTAAAGACTTGTCATATTCGCTTACATCAAAATTATCTGCATAATCTTCGAATGCCTTCTTTTCTTTTTCTTCCAATTGTATTATTAAATTGTATTTATCCATATCAATATATTCTTCTATAGCATTAGTCATAAGATTAACCAATACATCTGGTGATAATGCATCAAGTTCCCAAGAACTATTACCATGTTCAGCAACATAACCGTTTGCTCTAGGGTCAGACATCTTTGCAGGATTAGGTGGTAAGTTATATTGTTGCACTTGTTCTAGTGTTAATGCTACTTTTACTACTTCTACTTCTACTTGGAATATATCTAATCTATTCTTGATGTCCCTTACCATATCTTCCCCACTAGGGTCATGATCACCAAAGTATAGTAATACACATTTCTTGTCCTGTTTGTTTTCAAATCTCTCTGCTAGTTCATGTATTACTGTAGTGCTACCGTATCCTACATTAGGGAATATAGATATGTGATATTTTCTACATATTGGGTCAAGTACACCAATTAGAGCATTCTTTTCTACTATTACTTCTATGTAATATTCTTCATTACCATTTAGTATATCAAATCTATGCTTGTTGTATTCTTTTCGAAATTGATTTCTATTCATAATACATATACATTTGATGTTATATTTATATTATTGGTCATGTATGTTTTTACATATATTAACATTTACACATTATCTTAATATTAGTCTAGCCTAATATAATTTCATATATAAATGACCAGTAGCACCTCCTATACTTTAAATCTACTACCTACTATGATTTATATACTCTTTGAGC